ATCGACTTAGGACATGTTCTCCTGAGCAAAAGGAGATGCTCCTTCAATTCCAAAAGGACGTTCATGGTATAGTAGAAGAGACTATGAAAGACACCAGCCTACCACAATCCATCCCGACAGACAGTTGCTTCAACACATCCGGAGCAAAGCCAACACCCACGCCGATCCCCAAGGCAGCAGCACACATCAGCCACGACCACACCGACAGAGAAGGGAATGCAGGAATCATGTCATACAAACTGGCATTCACGGATAACGCAACCATATCCTTGGACATGAACAACCCACACTTCCCGCTCATCGACCTACCCACACAAGGGAGAACTTTGGAACGACTACCACATGAGAATGGTAGACCGATATTCACCCCAGTACACGAGATGATGCAACTATCGACGTTGTCAGCTTTGGACACTGAAGACGAGAACGTCCCTGAGATTCCAGCAGTTGACAGAGATGAAGTCCACATATTCTCCCCTGATGCACGCGGGAGTAGGTTCGTCCGAAACTGTATTCAACACCTCAGCGCCAACATCAGAGTCACGACCCCTTTCGTATTACCGGAGTCACTAGAGGAATGGATTAACACAGAGTCAGCCAAACCAGACGCCCTACCCGGGGTTGTTCGGATGATCCAAGCTAGTCGAACTTCCCTCAACCTACAGTCCAAGCCTTACATCGCTCATATCGAAGGCCTCCCTATGGGAGGGAAATCGAAGGGTGTGAGGAGTTGGATTCGGAATACTGACGTCGTAGTGGTGCCAACAAACAAGTTGAAGGAGGAATGGCAGGAGGAACTTGGCCGACTCGATCCATTGCAGAGGGCCACGGTCATCACCCAACACAAGGCTCTCAACCACCCCTCGGCCAGGTACACGATCATTGATGAGGCATACACATTCAGCGCAGCACATCTCGAGCTCATACGAAAGAAGGCAGGCATGGGGTTCATCACCATCGGCGACAGTCATCAGATAGGAAGTGTGTTCGAGGAGGTATTGCAACAGTGGACCCCGCTACTCGTCAAACCCGCACTCACTTTCAACACGCCTGTCTCGTTCGTTCCTTGGGACACATTATGCCTTTGTCTATCTATAAGACGATCAATCATTGAACAACCTCGGTTGTTTTGTGGTAGTTCAGTGAGAGAAGGTATGATGTTCCAGACATCAGATGAGACAATCCTCCCCAGTGACAAAGACTTGGTAATCAGTGGGACTCAAGCGATGAAGACAACCAACCAGCGTCTAGGGGCGACACGAGCAATAACAGCACACGAGGCACAGGGAGCCAGGTCTGAATACACGTTCATTCACAATAGCACAGACACAGGCACGTGTGCGGACATCGGGTTCCTTACCAGCGAAGATCGAAAAGCTCATCTGTTCGTATTACTCACAAGAGCTAGGCAAGGGAACGTGTTCATCGTCCCTAACCTCGCGAGTACCCGACAGATACCGTTCATTGACGTACAAGCAGTGAACGGTATCAGCAGCAACCTCGAATACCTCTCCGCGGGTACAATCTTCGACCTCATCGATCCTATCACGATGGACGAGACGGTAGTGGAACATATCCAAGAAGAAGTGCTGTTCCCGAGTCACGATCACATGGACTCTTACGATGCCCAAGAAACCGTAACAGCCTTCGTCGATGGCAGCACAGACTCAGCATTTTGTGTAGAGAACATCATCCCAACAATCGAGCTCAAAGGTGTTGAACGCGTCAGTATTCCTATTGACACGAAACCCAGCACCTTGAACGAATCCTTTATCGCTACCGGTAGTCAAATCCCCGGCAACGGACACATTCAGGCACTAATGCGACGGACACCAGTCGTACCCATCACACAACACCACATGGCCAAGGCTCAGAAGATCGTCAACGAGATTTTCAGAACCGTGATCGACAAAGACCAATTCTTCGGACAATTATCACTCCTACGCCCTCACATCGAGACCCTCAATCGGACAGCACTACTCAGACAAGCGAACGCGGAAATGACCAGACCTTCACTTTGTGGTCGGTATTTCCCGAAAAACGAGTACACCAAGAAGATTTCGATGATTGGGTCAGGCAATGCATTCAAGACCCTTAGCGTGACCGCATTCTCTGATGCCCAATTAGTCATGTTCGGAGACGTTTGCGACAGATTGAACACAGCTTGGGCAAGATCACACAAGGAATTCCGGTTCAGTCCAATAGGCATGACAAGAGTTGAGATCAATAAGGTCCTGCAGACCTTTGAATGGTCTTGGGAGTCGGACATCAGCATGCAAGATCAAAGCCACTCCCCAATTCATGTGGCGGTCTTCTTGCAGTTCTTAGCTATGGCTAGCGACAAGTTGGGAGTACCAGATCTAGCACATGCTATTCGTTCTAGGAGGAGCATCAGTGATCACAACTCGGAGATATCATTCTCAATGGGATGTGGACTAGGATCAGGAGACCCGTGGACCTTGGTTGCCAACTGTATCATGGCCAACTCAGTCCTCGTTTCCAGGTTCAAATTACCCATGGGTCTGAAAATGATCCAAGTCGGCGACGACATCACGTGCAATATGATGCCAATCCCAAGGAAGATCCCGTTAGCAGGTAGCGACAAAGTTATCACCAAGGAACTCACTACCCGTTTCAAAGGCAATCCATCGTTCACTTCCTTCTCCGCCATCAGTCCAGAATTCGCTGTGCCACATCGCACCAGGTTCATCGTGAAATGCGGTTTCGTTAAGAGGAACAAACAACAGCACGACGCCTGGAGGACAGAATTCATCAATCTACGACTAGCTTGCGCTCAGTTGGGACTCTCTGCAACTGCGCACTGCATCGCCGCTATCAACAAGACAGATCCTTTTGTCGTTGAGTCCTTACTGATGAAAGCATACCATGTCATGCAGTTGGACTTCCAAGA